AAAAATAAAATGATCCCCAGGCTTAACTGCTCCGGATGTAAATAGACGACTAAATTCTTCAACTTGGCGAGACTTATAGATATTAGTGCCACCAAAATTAAGAAAGGCGCCAGGAGTAGTGGCCTTAGGAATATCTTCAGGACCACTAATAACTTGAACATCATGTCCTCTCTTTCGTAGCAACGAAGGAAGGTGAGTCTTCCACTCACCTGTGTACCTTGTTTCTACTGCTTCTAGATCAACGAGAAAAATTTTGGCCATTACGACGTCCATTGTTATCCCAACGAGGCCTGTTGCCTTGATACGGCCTGCGTGGACGCTTACTGTTTAGGTAAGCCTGATAGTTTACTGAATCTTTACGATAAAGATCAGCAGGATTAAAATCGCAGAGTTCAAATCTGCAATAATCGTGGTAGGCGTCTAGGTCATCCCACACTTTAACAACATCAGGACGATTTTCGAAATAAGAGTAGTCCTTGTAGTTACGAGCCATTTTAGCTTCTTCCTTTTAGTTTAGTACTTAATAAATGAACCATTTTCTCCGTCTTCGGAGACCTCAATCCAAACCTCACGATCTGGATACTTTGTGTGAATCTGAGCATATAGATCATCGCTCATCATCTCACAACTTTTGTAGTCTAGCGACAATACACCTTGGTTGCTAGAATACAATTTTTCCAACCATCGTTTGAATTGTATAAATTCCACATCTCTGTCATTGTGGGTGACACTAAGCCATACCCTAAAATGAAAAATATGGCGATGGGGATTAGCCAAAAACGAGACATCATATTCATCTCCTGTTGCTAGATTAGGATCAGTTGCTGCTGCGGGATATTTGTGGATGCCTTCTTTACGGAAGGTTACCCAAATCATTTTATTAGGACGAATGTCTTGCCGAACGATCATCTTTGCAATGCCTCCATCATTACAATTTTACCTAAACAGTCACCTAGATCTTGATCTTCGGTAATGACGTGCATACTGTTAAAATGGCGATCTTTATGACTGTCATAGCTGCGAGTTTCTACAACATAACCACCAGATGCTTTGTAGATTTGCATACGCATGCCTTCACTAGATAATCCCTCGGATGCTGTTACTAGTTGAGGAACATCTGCTTCTTCGTCATCACGCATAAGCCAGTTGCGAATACGTTGCCTAACTGTTAATTTCACCTTTTTAGCCTTCCTTATTCTTCGTGTCTGATTGCCAGAACTCATCTTAGCAACAGCCACCTGTCCATAACCACTCATTTGATTATCTCATCCTTGCCATATTGATCCCAATCTGTGAAGCGATCTCTTCCCAGAAGGTCCTGTAGGTTATGACACCAAACCCCAGGATTAGTTGCTGCAAAATCTTTGTCATCAATCTTTAGTGTAGCATTATAACCTAATTGATTTAGATATGGTAATTTTACACTAATCTGCGGAATAAATCTACGTTTTTCGGTAAGACCGCTCTCTAGCAATCCTTCTGTTTCGAAGACATCAAAGTCTAAGGTGCACCAAAGATCATATTCTGAATCTAGACAAACATAGATCATATTTTCCCAAGGACGCCAAGTTTCACTATCATTAATGCCTTTAGTTTTAAAACTTTGATTGGCACCAAAATAGATATGCTTGATATGCTTTGATTCGTCTACATAAGATCTACTTTCCATCACCATTTCTAAAATATGATAGGGATCGTGAACTCCTACTACAAACAGAGTTTTCATTCCATATGCAGGAGTACGTTCAATCTCTATTCCTGTAAAGAATGTAATAGTTTCAGCTACACCGGATTTATAATCTCTTTTCATTACCAGGTACTTACATCAGTGATATCAACAGTAGTATCGATGTCCTTATCGTTATCGTTGAATAGATTAAACTTGACAACAACGGTAGGACCGATTCCGCTGCTGTTATTTTCTTCGAGAGTGAACCACTCGACTTCTTTGAAGTGAGCAGCCATTTTAGATAACTTTTCAATTTGCGATCTATTTAAAGCAAATTGATTTGGTTTGTGTTTTTTATCTTTCGTCATTGTAGTCTACAGTTTCGTGATCGTGTTCCCATTGCAGTTTAGTAAGTCTAGCAATTTCGTCTTTAAATTGCAACTTTTTCTTCTTCAATTCAGACATTTTTTGATCATCAAAGTTACCATTTTTTTCTAATTCGGATACTTTAATATCTAATAAACGATGGGTTTCGACTAACATTTTTATACGGTTTTCATACATATTAGATTTCCTCAAAAAATTTAGAAAACATTTGATTGGTATAGGTATACCGTTTTTTATGATCTCCGAAAATTTTAGTTTTCTTGTTATGACAATTAGCACATAAAATTTTTAGATTTTCTTTGGACGAATTTAGTTTGTCGCCGTCGTGATGATCTATGGTTAGACTTTCAGTGTTAGGATCTTTACAAAACCATCCTAGATAGCCGTGTTTGTTTTCGCAACCAATTGACTGCATCCATTCGTCAACTTCGAAACGTAGTGCAGTTCTGTGTGATTCACAAAAAGTTTTCCATTGCCATACAGGGCTACCGTCTAACTTATTGCTTCTTTTATGATATCCTACTTGATTATTGCAACTGGGCAATGCACATTTAGGAGCGTGAATTTTAGCAGTTGATTGTGATCGCATTTATTCTACTTTCAATTTATCAAGTTCTTCGTCTTCTCTCTCATCCTCGTAGGCGGATTTGTCTTCCTCGCCCTCTTCGTAAAACAATGTATTAGCAATACTCTTAACACCACCACGAAGTCTAGCACCTTCTACACCATTTAAAAATCCTAGTGTAGTTGCAGTTTCGATCATTTCAAATGCTGTTGCTTTATCAGTGCAGGCAAACAGTTCTTCGACAAAACTATCAAAATAAAGAATGTTTCTGGGAACCCAGTCGCTTATCTCATCACTAAAATCATGATCTTTTACTTTGGCTCGATAAGTCCTCCAAGGCATCCTCGGCTTATTTTTAAGTTCGATATCCATTAGCTGATTAGCTCTTTGTACCGCAACGATATGACAGTAAACATTATGACTCATCATCAACGCATAGGCAAATGAATCCCACGATGTCTTGCCTTCTTTACCGATCTTGTTTAGCATTCCCGGAGCATAGTGGCAGATATCAGCGATCGTAAGTCTGCGACCGACTTCGGATTCGAAAGGAAAAGGTATATCGTGCCGTCCGGCAAGACCCTTATTGTCCGGGGCTTTATCCATGATAACACTCCATCGTTTAGTGGTGTGTTGGGCATTAGTATAAACCAATCCGTGAGCTGTTGCGATGAAAGGTGATGCACAGTCGAAGGAGATACTGAAATTTTCATTGACGTGTTTCCTAATCTGTCTTTGTATTGAAGTTAGATAACAACTCCAATCTAACTGAGCAGTACCTAAGAAGTGCATCCAATCTTTGCCTTCTAACATACCGTCAAACTTCATAGTGATAAGACGTTTAAGAGTCACAGGCATTTTACACATATTGGCTCCACCCATAGCCCAACCTTCTGCAGCCTTATCTCCGTATTTGTTTACATCTGAGAATTCTTTTACACCTTGATACCAAGCTTCTGCATTCTCCCAGTTTGATCCTTGTAAAACATTCAAGAATTTAGTTCCGCCGTTAGCAGCGCCGATTCTATTGTCAATAAAATATTTGTTGTTAAACTGTGTTTTTTCAAGACAATCTTCGAATGTTTTTAGACCGGTTTTTTCTGTGTGATTTTTATCACAGGCCCAAGTGGGAACGTCTAGCATCATCGACCAATCAGCAGTGACATCTAACCAGGTAAGAATCTTTTCACGAACTTTATTAGCAGTTGGACCTTCAAAGTCTTGCCAATCGAATTTGATAACACCCTTACCAATCTGGTAACCGCCGGAGTCGCCTAGAATCATAGTGGAATTGCGATCTCTAGACTGTATCATTAATTCCTGTTCTAAACTTTTTTCAATATCTAATTGTGCATGTCCAGCTGAATACAAAGCGTATTTGTAATAAAAATAGCCTTGTTCTGGATTTAAAAAGTTCATTCCTTCGATGCCTCGATCGAATCCTTTAGGAATACGATCTTTGGGTATAAATTCTTCTTTACGTTGTTTGTCTACGTAGGTACTATAGAAAGAACTAATCGCAGGCAAATACACTGCGTAGTCTTTCTGTAATGGTGTTAAATCAACAGGTTGTTTATTCATAGTTTATATATTGTAATTGTAAAATTAGATTTAGTCAAGGAATTTTTTTCGTTCGTTTAGAATATTTAGGTTATCTTTTGGTTCGTCTACCAGTGTAGGAGAATCTAAGTTCAAATAACTTGTTTGATTCAGTAATCCAATTGTTCCAGATATCCAAGTGTTAAAAGAAAGACTAATTCTATCCAAATCGTTTGTAGTTCTAATAACAGAATGTTCTAAGTAAGATGGAAAAATAATAAGAGTACCTTTTTTAACTTCTATTATATTACTGTGCGTGTTAAATTGATTATAATTTTTTGGAAAAACTTTTAAAGTTGACCAGGAACATGTCTGGTTAGTATGAAATTCTATAGGAGCAGGATTGTCAGTGAAGTATAAAACTCCGCTGGCAATACTGTTTACGTGATGATGTTGATAGTGATAGGCACCTTTTTTAGTTCTGTTTAACCAAGCTATTGTAGGAAATAATTCATTGTCTACACACATAACATTTGAAGCATAGTTATTGAGATGTGTTTGTATGAATGATTTAATTCTATATAATTCAGGTGCTTGTAAAATATCAAATCTGTCAGATCCTACTAAGATGCCGTCTGTGTTTTCGTATTTAGAATAAAGATCTGTCCTATGTACGAATCTTAATTCTTGTGGTGTAAAACTATCGATCTCCGCTACATATAACGGAGATGGAAAGATTGGAATCACATTATATTTTTCCATTATAGTGCAGACATACTGAAATAGGGATCATTAGTAGATCCCATATATGTAGTAATATATCTAGATGCTTGTGTAAAAGAATTAATCATTAAGTTGCCTGTGCTGGAATGATGTATTTGTAAGTAGCCAAACCACTGTCGAGGGTGATCTGGATAGCACCTTCGTTGCTTAAATTCATCTTTGTATTGTTGACATCAGCGATCTTAAGAATGCTTAGGATTGGCAGAACTGGCCAAGTCCAACCGCGATCAAGTTTACCTGCAACATTCTGTGCGAATACAAATTCACCACCGTGTGTTGAAGCATCGCCAAAGATGAACTTTAGGTTGCCGCTGTCGGTCTTAGCGAGAAATGTTGGATGCTCGTTGTTAGCACCTGCCTGGAAGTTAAAACGCTGTACTGCCGATACTGTCGGTTCAATCTCTACATCCCACTTAACGCCACGGAACTTAACAGTCTTCATCTTTTCATTGATGATTTCTTGATTCATAAAACGATAATCGTTTTTAAAGTCGCCGTCTTTGTTTTCGAAATGAATGCCGACTGGAATAGTTTCGCCGTTGCGTTCTGCAAAAGTAACATTGATTTTTGCATCTTCTTTATATTCAGCACCGTCCAACAAAAACTTTAGTTTTTGTAATTGCGGCATACCAAATGTTCCTAGCATATCCGGGTAAGGATTTGCAGTTTCTCCCTCCATAATTACCGAACGGTCATCGGCCATTGAAAAGATCTGTGTTTTGTCTTCTGCACCTGTTACCTTAACTGTAGTTAAAAAGCCTAGATTTTGTGTGTGGCTTACGATGTCTTGTAAAATATCCTTCATTGAGAATTCTCCTTAATATTAAGATTATATTTAGATCTTGAATGAAAATCAACCACGAAATTATTCAAAATCAAATAATTTGTTGAATGTGTTGTCTGATCTTGTTGAACTGATGTCCCATTCCAAAACACCAATAAGATTTTCTAATTTCTCGTCAATGACTGTGGTTTCCATTTCAGCGTCGTCAAAGGGTAAATCTTTGAACCATTGCGGTAATCTTAACTCGTCTACCGGATAAGCCACTGAAGTATAAGCCATCGGATTGTCTTTGACCTTACAGACAATGACCTTGGCACCGTCGGTAATATTCATACTGTACTTGTCGTCCATCATTCTCTTCAATGTATTCCAGTTTAGACTAGCACGAACGTGACCTGGCATATTTGCCTTACCTGCTTTCTTTTCTTTGGCAGCATATTCTGTGATATTGTTAGCACGTTTAGGACTACCTTTCTCCCATCCCGGACGAGTTTTAAATTCTGTTCTAAAATCAGTGATATATTCTAGAACTTCTTCTTTGCTCTGGCCTGTGAGAACTCTTTCAAGTACATTGCTTAAGAAGTCTTGGATAACAACCGGGGTATCTGACCGCTTGAGGTCAAGCCCCATTGCTTTAATCTTGCCTGGTTTCCCGTCGACATCTGTGCGTTTTCCTTCCTTGTCGTAGTACAAGACTGCGTATCGTTTCTTTGTGATGAATAGTCCTTTGGAAGCAACAATCTCGCGACCTGCCTTGATGACCTCTCCTCGAGTTTTTGGGACGTGGAAAGCATCTTGCATGAATCTAATAAAGGTACCATTTACAGTTTCTCCTATAGTATCGTAAAGTTCAACAACTGATTCTCGTGACCAAGGAATTGATCCTTTCTCAATGTCCTTCTTTAGCGTAGAATACGCAGAAAAGTAACAAGAGTCTGTGTCACCGTAGATAATAGCACGACCTACGTGATCATAGTCTCCGGTTATGATTTCGTTTACTTTACTTGCCATATGTTTGGCAATTTGACGACCTGTAAGAGTTGTGGACTGTCCAATCCTATTATCAAAGAATCTGCAACCCGGATTAAGAATAGCACCATAAAGACTGTTAAGATTAATCTTTTTAACCAACTGACGCTTGTCCCAGTATTCTTCTTCAATTTTGTTGCCGGCTTGGATACATTCTTTGAGTTTGGCCTGCATTTCTTTACGTTCTTTATACCAACGTGCTAACAGCCCAGGAATGATACCTTCTTTCTCGTAGGTAAAGATAGTCCCATTGGCAGATAATATCCAAGGTTGGTTACTTTCGAATATTAAATCATAGATCTGTGCAGCACTTAAAATATCAGAGCCCCCACCCTCCCAATCTATGGTAATTTCTCTACCTACTTCTCTGTTTATTACAGCGGTATATTCTAGAGAACCAAAAATACCTTCCCAGGCCGAAGCAAAAGATTTGCCTTTAGACATTTCAGATTCTATATGAGCCTTTGTTCCGTCTTGACGCAACTGACCAACAATAGTCTCCGGACCCATATTCAATGCACGAATCGCCGACGGATACAGTGAGTTAATATCTAAAGAACCGATCCATTCGTGGATACCTTTTTTAGGATATGCTACATAAGCGCCTGCGGCTTGTGTGTCACCGCGATCGTCTTGTTTAGGACGATTAGGAACAATCATACCTCTACGATGTGCCTCATTGATAATAGCCTGTTCTGTAACAGCTACAGCACCCATAGTAGTTTGTAAAAGAACTGTGTTTTCGTGTGCAATTTTGTTAGCTAGATCTAAGAATTTAAGTTTCTTATCTAATTTATCTAACAGAGCACAATCTTGTCTGTTGTATTCAATAAATTTACGGAAGTCATTATTGTATAATTGATCAAGTGTACCTTCGTAAACTGTTTTATTTTCTCCAATTTCCATCTCGCCAATAGCATCTAGTCGATACGTGTGACGTTCTTCATAGGTATATTTTCTATACAGTTCGAGACTATCTAGATGAACTCTACCAACCAAGTCATAAGTGACTGCGGCTTTACCATATTTTTCATATTCACGTTTTTTAGGAAATTGATTCCACAGACAAAATCTACGAGTATCTTCTTTGCTTAAAACTTTAGTAACACGATTAACTGTATATGGAATATCGAAACCCTCAGAATTCCATCCACTTAATACATCGGCATCTTCTATCAAATCTAAGAATGTGTCTAACATATCTGCTTCGTTATCGAACAGCATAGTATTAGAAAACTCTTCTACAGATTTTTTAGCTTCTTCTAAAGACAATGTTTTTGGGGGGATAGCAAGACAGATTAGAGTATCCATCCATTGTAAATGGATAGCGATAGCAGTGATAGGCATAAATGCATCGTCTGGTGACGCATAGCCTCTCTCGGGATCAAAGTCTACTTCAATATCAAAGAACGCTACATTTAATTTAGGAGAATCTACGTTAAGATAGTGATCTTCTAAACATCTGTAGATAGGATTGATGTCGCTTTCGTAGAGCTTTTTATTTGAATGAATAGCAAGTTCTTTACGAAGCTCTTTGATATTTTTACAACTAACACGGCTCAGCGGGTCGCCGTGAATAGATTCAAACTTGCCTTTAGGGTCTTTGTAATAAAAAAGATGTTTGGCAGGATAGTCTCTAAAATGCCTATTACCTTTGTTATCTCTTTCGACGACACGAATAATGTCGTCGTTACGATCATAGAATGCGTCAACGTAACTCATTTTTCTCCATATGCGATTTAGGGCTCGCAAATACCAAAAGTGCGGTTTATGGCCACGCCTACCATCTTTAACAAATTTATTTATAACATACGAATTAGACCAACTGTATCTATGGTTACCAATAATAGGTAGTTAGCCAACATGCCAAACGATTTCCTAGTATGAGCAGCCCAAGCATACATAGCACAACCAGCGATCCAAATAGGGTAAAGAATGAGCAAAGGAGGATTGGGGACGGTGAGCGCCATAGTGATTGAACATCCAATCGATATAGCCCATGCGATAACCTCCACCAGAAAACGGAACGAGTTACTTTTCCAATCATCTTTTATCCATTCTAAAGTAGGACGAAATAATTCGTTAATCATTCAGTCTTTCTCAGGCAAACGCTTAGTTACTCCTAAGATCATTTCGATCTCGTCCCACTCTTCTTCGTGATTCTTCCAATTATCTTTGTGTGCAATCTTGATTGCTTTATTGATAATACTGGGTTTAACCTGTAGTTCTTCTGCTACTGCTTTTACAGTCTCTTTTAGACCTTCGCTTAAATCTTCGATTTCACGAAGTACATTTCCGCCTTCGTTGATCAATCTTTCTAATTTTGCTTTTTCTTCAGGTCCATACATTTTTGCCATTTGTTTCTCCTAATAATTTATTATACACAAAACAGATTCTAAAATCAACTCTTTAAATAAAAGTTTCCTGATACACTTATCCTATATTCGTCCGAAGAAAAAAACGGATAAACACAATGATTTAATCTAGAAGGGAACATCACCATTGTATTCTCATATGTTTGATCTAAATCAATAAGTTGACCTCCTATCTGACCTAGAATATTAGTGAATTGAAATTCAAACGATCCTGAACAATTACGTGTGCTTGCGTAACCAGGAGCCACTTTTGATTCGCTGATTCGAGAATAAGGAATTTTTGTCCATATTACAAAAGACATTACTCCTGAATGATTATGCATCGGATTAAATTCGTGTTTGTTTTGAAAATTTACCCATAAACTATCTAAGGTAAACGGTAAGTTAGAGGTCAATACTTCTACTGTTTTAAAATAATTATAATTGTTTTCGTATAGATCTATAAAAGGGAAAAGAAGTTTTTCTAAATATTCTTTAGATTTTGTTAAATTATATTCTTTTCTAATATTACCGACTAATTGAGAATTAGCGGGTACTGCTTTAGAAAAGTCTTTACTGATTTCGTCTATTTCTGAAATTACAGGTTTCAATTCCTCACCTGTAAATTTATGCTGTAAGTATCCAAAATTATAAAAAGGTTGAAATGTAGGCATGATCCTTTATATAGTCAACAAAAAAGCCAGTCGTTTTAAAACTGGCTTTGTTTGAAATAGATAATATTACTCTTGTGTTTCGCTTAGAACGTCATATATTTCAAAACGTCCGCCCATTCTTTCGTAGACTAGACCTGCATATACTTCTGCTTTAGTTGCTTCAGTAAATTTCTTTTGAGCTACTCGAGTAGCCCAATCAAACAATGCCTTGTCTAATGGATCTATGGCCTGTTGTCCGCCGCTTTCGATAACCAATTTCATCATTTCTCGGAAGTTTGTAGGCATTTCAACTGATTCAGAAACAACTTTCTTAGAAGTCTTTACAGACTCATTTTTCTTGCCAAAATATTTTTCTTGTGCAGCACTCATACCTTTCTTACCGGTTTCTTTTTTGTCTCCACCTTTGTCCTTAGCAGCCGACTTCATTGGTTCTTTCTTGTTACCGTCTTTGTCTAAGTCTAAGAAGTCTGGCTTTGAACCTTCATCCATCTTCTTATCTTTTTTAGCCATCTTGTCTTTTTTGGCTTCTACCATAGAATCAAATTTCTTTTGAAACTTGTCCTTGTCTAATTCAGCAGCTTCCATCTTGTGACGTGTTACTGAACCTTTACCGTGTTTCTTTTCGTAATCTTTCGAAGCTTTATCTTGTTCTTTATCTTTAGCTTTCTGTTCGCGTCTTTCAGCGCCAGTCATTCCTGATTTTTCTTTTTTCTTTGGCTCTTCTTGATGATCGCTGCCATCATAGTCTGCGCCATATTTGCCCTTGTGAACATATTTTCCGTCTTTGGATTCATATTCATTTAATGCTTCGTCATCATTCTCAGCTGATTCTTCTTTCTTTTTGGCAATTTTAGTAGCAGTGGCATGCATAACTTCTTCACCGCGTTTGCCATATCTTTTTTCAAATCCTTCTTTGTCTTTTTTCATAGACTTTACTACTTCTTCTTTCTTTTCTTTTTCTGCTTTAGACAATTTCTTTTCAGCGATTAAAGATTCAGTAAGAGGAGTAATACCTGCCAGAACTCTAAATTCTGTATCCTCGTCTAGTCTAAGAACTTCTTTTGGTTCTGTCAAAGGCTTTGATTCTGCCTGTACATCTAGCGAGTTGATTTTAGAAATAAGTGATTTGAAATCCATTTCAGTTTCCTTGTTTTTTGTTTAACCATTGCTCTGTTAGGCTATCTTTAACTTTAGCCTGAACAGCTTCTTCGAATTCTCTAGGACCTATATTGATAGCTTCGCCAGTCATTTTTTCGTATTCTAAGTAATGATATACATTACCTATATAATCTGCAGCGAGGCTAATCTTTTCTTGTACCCAACCATCTAGTTGTTCGTTTTCTTCGATCATTCTAAACAGTTTAGCAGAATACTTGGCTAATCTTAGTAAATCAGATTTAGCCATTCTAGCTTCGTGATCGTCAAAATGCGGTTTTTCGAGGTCCATATTATATTTATCTCTGTATGAAATTACCTTCACCGAACAAACTAGCCTTGACATCTAGAGCATTTTTAGCTGTACCGTCTTTGTTTTTCGGCTGGGTTACTTTGGGTTGCGGCGGAGATTTAGTGCCACTTTTTCCAGGAGAACCGGTGTAACTTTTTTTACCTCTAGCTGGACCTGGACTAATATGTGGGTTCGGTACCGCAGCAATAGCACCTGCACTAGTGGCTCCGGCAGTTGCAGCTTCAAAAATTTCCTTTATCTTCATACGATTATTTACCGCGTCCACTTTTCATATTAGCACACCAATGATACATTTTGGCTCGTTCTCCGGATGCATTTTTAGCACGTTTTCTTAAATCAGTTACAGAACCATTGCAACTAGCACCTGCTCGCTTTACTCGACCCGGCCTACTTTTGCCTTTGCGTTTACCGTCAGCAAAATTTTCATTTATAAACTCGTGTGCTCTCATTATTAAACACTAAAACTGCTACCGCAACCACAGGTTGTTTGTGCGTTTGGGTTTTTAATACTAAAACTAGAACCTGTTAAATCTTCAGTATAGTCAATCACTGCTCCTGTCATATATTGCATACTCATAGAATCAACAACCAGTTTCCATTTATCGTCTAATGATATTTCGAAATCGTCTTCGTTCTTTTCTTCGTCAAAGGTAAAGCCATATTGAAAACCTGAACACCCTCCGCCTTGAACAAATGTGCGAAGCATAAGGTTTGGATTGTTTTCATCAATCAATAAGTCTATGACTTTCTGTTTTGCATTTTCAGTTATTTCGACCATTTTTATCTCCTACGGGTTTTTCTCCGGTTAGATAAGGCAAGCTAAACCATAACTGAAACCACTCAGGTGTTCCCGGTTTAATATTGTGCTTTTTCATAAGCTCACCTTTTTCATTCCCAGTGATACTTATGTTACTACCGTCATAGGGTTGATATCCTTTGAATTCTGTAATACCAGCAAGACGTTTTAAATCATCGAGTTTCATTTAATCATCGTCTTTATCTAAAATAGGAACTTTTTTGTAAGGGCTTTTATCAGAGTCCGGTTTGTCTTTTCCTGCCCATCCTAGACCTTCATCGTCATAGTCTGTTTTAGTATGTTTAATACCTTGTGCAGTTTTAGTAACGATACCGCCTTTGTGTGTTCTTGCTATTTCTTTACCATCTTCTTTTGCTATGCTTTCGGTCGCAGGAGCACCGGTTCTAGACACTTCCCATTTTTTACCAGTAGCTTGAGATTTTTTACGAGCCCAATCTTGTAGTTTATAATACTGATTCATTTCTCTTTCGTCATCTGCATAATATCCGTTACCACGAAATACTTTCCATAACTTGCCGTTGATATAGACTGCCATATTGTTGGGCGGTTCAGTATTTCCTTCATCCCAATCTTCTGGATCTCTTATTCTTTCTGACATACCTTTACTCTTTGCTTCTTTTTCTAGATCTGCTTTACGTTGCATTATTGCTTGTTTGATCTGTTTATCTTGTGCAGCGATAGGATCCATCTGTAAATCTTGCAGAGCTTTACGTTTTGCCTGCAGATCTCCTTTATCTCTAAGTTCTGTTTCAGAAACAGATTTACCTTTGTGCTTCTCGTAACCTTGCTTTTGTTCTTTTTTCTTATCTCGATGTGCGCCAGCGCCAGATGTTTGTTGTTGACGAACTACAGGATTCCGCGGTTTACTTGCTGGTATAAATTCTTTTGCTTTCATGATTTTCTACTCTGTTTAGGACCTTTTCGAGTCTTCCATTTTTTATCTGTTGAACAGTAATAACGTCCGTAACCTTCTTCGATGCTATCAATCATTGGATCGATGCCTCTGCTACGAACTCCGCCCCTCTTACGAATTTTTGCTAATTCTTCTAGACCATGTCGAATCTGTTCAACATTCATTTTTAATTCATCGAACTGTTTTACCATAGTTTGCCATTCGCTAGGACTGGCTTTGTCTACACGACCGGCTAAATCTTTAATCTGTCCTGCTGCTCTCATCATGCGATATTTTAGTTTAGCAGGATTACCTCCTGCGCCATAAATCATAGGATCCATAGGATCTGCAGGATCCAATTCAATAGGTGCTTCTTTTACTTCTTTCTTTTTCGGATATCCATGTCTAATATCTAATTGATATCCTTGTAATACTTGTTTATCTAATACTCCACTGATAAATTTTTCTGCATCTTTGGCATTATCAAACTTATCACCTAAATTATATTTTCTTACTTCTCCATCAATCATTACATAGGCAATAGTGATAGGTTTTACTGGTTCTTCAGCTGCTTGTGCCGGACTACCTAATAGATTAGCAGCGGCTAACGCAGCTCCTGCTATTTTTGATTTTATTCCCTCATCTACAGATTCAGAAATGCCCATACCTTTTCGAACAGCGGCGTATAATTTTTCTGCATATTGTCCAGCACCTGTAGCATCTGCAAATGCCTCTAGATCCCCTCCAGCTGCCATTGCTCTAGCTCGACTGGCACTAATACCAGCTACACCTTCAGCACCATCTTCTCTTTCTCCGCTACTTCTAAAATCTAAAACATCAAATTTGTAATAACCATGAGCCTTGCCTTCAACTCCATTATACATCTCTAATAATTTTTTCATTGACTCCAATCTATCACTGCCTGCTACAAAAGTTGCTGCCCTATAACCTTGATCGTAAAGATAACTAGCAATTTTAACAGGAGTATTTAGACTAGAATCTTCAACTACGGCTTGAGCGTGTTCGGGAATCATAGCTTTGATAAATTTAATTTTAGTTGAATAGTCTAATGGATTGTCTTTTTTATCTTGACTAGGACTTACAAAAATTTTATAATCTCCGCCGACTTTGGCAGCAGTATCCAATAGTTGTTTATGTCCTAAGGTAGGAGGATTGAGCCTTCCAAATACGAAAGTGATATGTTTAGTCTCAGCTTCGAAAAGTTCTAAAAGTTTCATTCGGATTCGTAATCTTTATTTTTAATATGTATTTCTTGCTCTTCGGCAAATTTTTTTGCTAATTCAATTAAATCTTCTTTAGGAAATTTTTTTTCTCTTTCGTCTATTTGAAATTTTTCACAATAAGATTCGCAACTGCTTTCTATTGGTCTTATATAGATTTTATAAACGTCAGGATTTCCTACATAGTCTCGATGTTTTTTGATTGCAGGAAAAAAATTCTTGCTGAGAACATCGTCGTCATTATCGATATAATACTTTAAATCGTTAATCCAATTGATATCTTGTTCTTTTTCGTTAGGAGAACCTATTGGAGACCATAATTCATTTAATAACATATTACCAGCTCCTGCAAGACCAATAACGTGCTTTCCAACGAGGTCCTGGATTTTTGCAGTTATGACGTGCCCTAAAAGACTTACGTCTTTTAGGATTCGATTTCTTAATACGCATTTTTTTATCGCCAAAATTTACTTTAACGATATTACCATTGGGCTTGCGAACATAGACTTTTGATTTTTTTACATCGCCTGGTAGTTTTTTGCCTAAAGGAACATTCTTACCTCGATACTCGGCTTCGTCTATTTCTGAATTTTCTTCAACACTTTCTTTTGGCACACAGTTTGGAACTGTGCGTCCGCCTTTTTTCTTTGTACCGACAGGTTTGTATCCTTTCCAACAAGGATTGTCTTTGGGATCTCGCAGTCCTTCGGAAAGTTCGCCGTCTAAAAATACAGTCCCGTTTTCTGTAAGATGAGTTAATCCAGTTTCGTCTAATTCTACGACGATTCCGTCTTCTGTGAATCCCACAACCTCAGTAACTACTTCTAAATCTGGGCTGAAGCTGAATCCTATCGAATCGCCTAACTCTGGGATAAGGGATTCTTGAGTGTTTTCAATTGATGTTAATTTGTCTAAAAGGTCTCTCATAGTATCTTCCGTAAGGTGATACTATATTTATCGATCTTTAAGGCTTAGTAAGTATATCGGATTTGTGTAATAGTACCTTGCATAAGTCTATATGCAGCTCTGATCCATACGAAATTACCGGTAAAATTACGTGTTTCGGTAATTAACAATGGGGTACTGTCTAAAGCCTGTATTTCTGATCCGTTATCGTATTCTACGTCGAACCAGTCATTAAGAGAAGGATGTGCTTCTAAGGTTGCTTGTATCTTAACATCGCCTAAAAAATTATCAAAATCAAAGACAATAGTGTGCAATGCTGAAGATTTTTTATGGTATCCTGCAGCTTTTTGTTTATTGCTGTATTGATATTCTACGCCCGAAGTTCCGTCCCAGGTTTCGACAGAAGTAGATGACAATAAAATGATGTTTTCGTTGGACATCTCTTATTTATCGACTACACTGTATTCATATACCCTGCCCATAGCTTCGTTGGCACGTAATTTCAGCAACAGCAATGTATGTTCGTCTTGTACGTAAATGTATCGGCGATCCCAGTTCCAATTAGTATCAATAAACCATTTTTTTACTTTTTCAGATATTAAAATTTTAGGATTTTGTTGATCTAGCCAAGCAAGATATTTGTTTTTATTTGGTATGTCGTTTTTAAACTTATGAGGCAACAGATATACTTTGTATTTGTAAATCCCGTGCGGTAATTTTTGTACAGGAATCAAACCAGTATTAAGAATATCTAATTGATTATTATCTGGTATTGATATATAGGCGACTTTATCTGATAGATCTTTATCAATAGAATCGCAAACAGTTTTATCGTTAGTATAGATATCAATTCTATTACTTTCAATTCTTTTAGCATAGGCATCTTTATCATATGAATTTAGAATACGTGCTAATTTAGTAATAGGTAATTTATTGTTATGTGCCTTAATAAGACTACTTTGTCTGTAACCGTTACCTTCGGGATAAGCTTCCTTATCAAAATCTACCAATTTTTCAATAGAATTAATTCTCATAACAGATATACCAGGTATCAACAGAGATACCTTATATACCCATTTATTGTAGAACTTTCTATTTGTATATTTTATTTTAGTCATTTTCTAATAAAGGAATCGGCTCGCCTCTTTTCAAGGCCTTACGTTGTTCCTTGGTCAGTGTCATTTCTTTTTTAAAAAAAGAAAATGTTATGTCGCCGTCTTGTAAATTTATCAATGCTTTACCGCCTTCTTTCAGTTCCCCGAATAGCACTTGTCTACTTAACGGTGATTTAATTTTATTATCAATCAGTCTAGCTAATGGTCGAGCACCCATCTTACTATCGTAACCTTTTTCAGCCAACCAAGTAATAACTTGCTGATCTGCAATGATTTCGATGTTCTTTTCTTTTATCTGTTGATTCAAATCAAAGATAAATTTCTCAACGATTTTTCTAACAGTTTCCTGTGATAGCTTGGTAAATTTAATCGTTGCATCTAATCTATTCCTAAATTCAGGAGCAAAGAATTTTTTAACTGCCTTATCATCTTCACCATCCTTACTTAGATCACCGAAGCCAATAGTGTTCTTTTCGTTGTCGGCAGCACCTAAGTTACTGGTCATAATAAGAATGGTGTTACGACCATCTGCGACCTTGCCGTTACTACCGGTGACAAAACCGTTATCCATAAATTGGAGAAGAATGTTTGTTACATCGGGGTGAGCTTTTTCAATTTCGTCTAGGAGTAAAACACAATTTGGAGTTTCTTGTAGTTTGGTAATCAGTTGACCTGCATTATCTTCATAACCCACATAACCAGGAGGTGCACCGATAAGTTTAGCTACACTGTGTTTTTCTTGATATTCACTCATATCGAATCTTACCAAGGGTAGGCCCATCTTCAAACTTAATTGTTTGGCAGTTTCTGTTTTACCGCAACCAGTAGGCCCAGCAAATAAGAAACAACCAATCGGTTTATTAGGTAACTTCATCCCTGCCTGTGCCACAAATATTTTGTCTAGCAAATTGTCTACCGCCGTATCTTGACCGTAGACAACTTCTTTCATTCCAGATTCTAGATCGGCAAGATTTTTACTTTCTTTTTGCGCCACAGTTTCTAACGGCATATTGATCATCTTGCTTAATTCATAAGTGACCTGTTCAACATCGACTATTTGTTCAACGCCTTCCATTGTTTCGTCGTCTCGAAGTTTATATCTTGCTGATGCGCAATCGATAATATCAATGGCCTTGTCTGGAAGTTTTTTATCAGGCATATATTTTATAGATAATTTCACTGCCTGTTCGATCGCTGCTTCTGTGATCTTCACGTTATGATGTTTTTCATAGTATTTTTTAATACCTTTGATAATCTTCACTGTTACTTCGCTAGTTGGTTCATCTACTGTCACACGCTGGAATCTGCGCATCAATGCGCGATCTTTTTCAAAGTGCTTGCGATATTCTTCCCAGGTAGTGGAAGCAATAAGTTTAATTACACCTTTGGTAAGGACAGGTTTCAAAATATTAGCTAGATCGTTGCTAGATTGATTAGCAGCACCTGCGCCTTGCATCATATGTGCTTCGTCGATGAATAGGATAATTTTGCCTTTCTTTTCTAGTGCAGTAAGAACAGCTTTAATCCTTTCTTCAAAGTCACCTCGATATTTAGAACCAGCAAGCAATGAACTGATATCTAAAGTATAGACTTGATGATCTTGAATAAACTTAGGAACCTTCTTTTCAAAGATCTTTCTTGCTAGACCTTCGGCAATCGCAGTTTTACCAACACCCGGCTCGCCAACCATTAGAACATTACATTTGTTTCTACGTGCTAATATGAGTTGAATTTTTTCCAGCTCTTCATCTCTACCAATAACAGGATCAATCTTACGTTGTTTAGCTTGTAAACTTAAATTTGTACAGAATTGGTTTATTATTCTTTCAATTTGATTAGGAGTCACTACTGCATTCTCGCTTTCATTTTCTTCGTCTTCCCCGGTTAACTGATCGTGGAAATGTTGAATAAATTTTTCTTTGTTTACTCCGCCCTTACTTAAAAAATAGAAAGCGAAAGAATTTTTTTCATTGAGAATGCTTAGAATAACATCTATGATTTCAATTTTTTGTCTGCCACTAAACAAAACCTGTGAAAAACATCTATTCAATACTCTTTCTACTGAATTAGTTTTTTTAGGTCTACAATTTTCGTCTTCGGTTTTAATATCGCTTAGATTATTGATGATATAATTTTCTAAATTATTTTTAATAAAATTAACATCGGCACCAAATTGATCTAAATGATTGAAGGATTTTTCGTCCAACATTATACTATATACTAGGTGTTCTAATGTTATGTATTCATGTTGATTTGATTTGGCTAATTCAATAGCAGTTTCGAAAATACTTTGAAGGCTCTTGCTAGGTTCAATCATTATTTTATTTTCCTTAATTTCTTCATTGCTAATTGTAACTTTAATTGACTTACTTTGTCAACGAAACATATACCATCTAGATGATCATATTCGTGCTGGAAACATTTTGATAGATAACCATCAACTTTGATTTCTTTAATATTGCCCTTTGAATCTTGATACTCTGCAATAACCCATTGAGGACGTTTGATCATTAAAAACAATCCCGGATAACTTAAACAGCCTTCTTGATCTAACACAGTATCTTTACTGGTTTCAATAATTTTAGGATTAAAAAGAGCGAAAGGTTCCGGAAATCCAGGTATTTTTTTACTGCCCATTACAAATACCCTCTTAGTAATGTTAATTTGATTGGCTGCTAATCCTATTCCGTTGTTGTTAATCATAAATTCGCAAAGACTATTTTCAAATAATTCAGGATCTCCATCTTTACTAAAATTCCAATCTGTGCTTTTTTCTACAAGACTCTGATAGACGCCTAATTTAAATTCCATTTTTTCTAATAGTCTCCAATAGATTTTTCTGTGATGCGTCCAAATTTCTAGGAATATCTATCTTTATTTTCATTAAAAGATTACCGCGCTGCTTTGTTCGCATATTAGGCATACCCTCGCCTCGACAACTTAATACAGTTTCAGGTTGTGTACCTTGGGGTATAGTAATTGTAATGGTCTTATTATCAATCGTGGTTATATTTAAACTAGAACCTAAAATCGCATCCCAGACGCTGATTGTTTTTTCTATTATCAACGAATCCCCCTCTCGCCTAAATAGAGGATGCGGTCTTACCCTTATATTGACGATTAGATCGCCTGCTCGTAGATCCGGAATAGAATCGTCACCTATTCCGGAATATTTTATCTGCTGACCATTATCTATTCCGGGAGGTATTTGTATATTGATTACTTTGTTTTTACCTCCCGGAATCCCTACCTCTGCATTGATTTCTTTCCCCGACAACACATCTTCTAGAGTTAAATCTATGGTTATGTTTAGCGATTTATTTTTACGAACTGGTCGTTGATTAAATCCGAAACCAAATTGATTAAAAATGTCGTGTATATTGTCTGATCCAAAATGGAACTCAAACGGGCCTTGATTCCAACTATGCCCTGTGTTTTGTGTATTAGGATCAATTCCGGAATCAATCATACGTTTTTTTTCCGGATCGCTGAGAGTTCTATAAGCTTCTTCAATTTCTTTGAATTTTTTCTCATCACCTCCGCGATCGGGGTGATGTTTCATAGCTAGACTTCTGTAAGCTTTTTTAATCTCTTCTTCGGAGGCCCCTCTTCTTAATCCTAATGTTTCGTAATAGCTCATTCTTTTTAACCTAATTTAAAAATTGCAGTATTGTTATTTACTAGCTGTGTTTCGGTATCGAACCCACCTTTGACAAATGTATTAAATGCAATACTTCTTCTTATATTATTAGTTTGATTAATTCTAACCTGATGAAATAAAGAAGATGGAAACAATAATAACATATTATTTTCAATTGGTACAGTCCATTCTGTAGAATTAAATTCTGTATATGATTTACTTTTAAAATTCATAGTAAAGGGCAAGGACATTCTATCAAATGAAATAGAATTTTCTGAAGTTTCTACATCTATGTAATAGCAACCAGATATTATACTGTTAGTATGATTGTGTAGTGAATGTGGTTCTTTAAAATGATTTTCATTTTTCCAAGAATTTGTAATGTATAACTGGCAATCAGTTTTAATTATTTCTTCAGCATAGACTCTAACATTATCTTCGAAAAGTCTTTTTAAATCTTTCAAACTCTCATGTTCTAAGAGATCTGATCGTAAAGAAGTTTTATTCCCAAGCGATTTATCACTAACTACTGAGTTTTTTATAACAGCATCTTCGGATGATGTTAATGATCGTAGTTTGATTCTATAGACAGCTATTGGAAAAATAGGGATAATTTCTGCAATCATAAAAATAGGACTGTTTAACAGTCCTATTATTTACTGCCTTATCTTCAATGCAAATTATTTCTTGACTGGAACCGCAGTACCTTCGTGCTTCTTGTGTACTTTTACTTCTTTACAATTTTGTTTAGGCTTGTTTGTTTTTGGATCTATGATAGGTTTACCATCTTTGCCTTGTGCGTCAACGCAAACTTTTTTAGTCTCTGGTTTCTTATCATGACTGTCTGCATATACCGCAGGATACGATAATGCTAGTGCTAGACCTGCTACAAAAATAATGTGTTTCATATATTCTCCTTAGATTTCCGGATGATCGGGTTGTTCAGGCATAGGTTTGCCTGTACTGCTCATTAATGGTGATGCTGACATCGCTCCAAAACCTCCTCCTGCAATAGGTGCCGCAGCACCAAATGCTGATGTAGCAGGTGCTGCTCCAAATGGCGAAGGAGATTTATAACTAGCACTAAATCCGCCAATATTAGCAGATGCACTAAAGCCACCGCCGCTTGGTCCTGATCCCGGCGCCGGGCTAATTGTTGGAGCTTTTGTTGCTGCTTCGAGGGCTTTCATTTTGGCATCTTTATCGTTACCGGCCAACATAATTCCTGACAATGTTCCTGTTAGGAACGTTGCGATAGGAATAATCAATTCAAAGAACTTTTGATCAATCGGCGAAATAGCATTTAAAGGTTGTGTTACAAAAATTATAGAATATAGCACAACAAAAACAATACCGGTTAACGTTAATGCAAGACAGATTCCAATAAAAAATCTCAACCTGGCCATTAATTGTTCTTCGGTATAGATAAAGTGTTCTCCTGTTTCTTTATCTTGTTTTATAAATTTAGATAAAATTTCCATTATCTGCATCCTTTATTATCAACTACTACTGGAGCTATTGAAGCCGGCACTCCGTCTTTTGGAGGACCCAATCTTGGATCGCGTTGTCCTTTAAATATATGTTCTGGACAAGTTCTAGTTACATCACACAACGGAAGTTTGCACATATCTTTATCCCAGTTCGCAGGATTTTGACAGGGATAACGGAAACTATCACCTCCAAATATAGCTAGACCCAACGGTAGGGCAAGTAAAATAATTACCCATTTAAATAATTTCAAATCTGCATTCATACCGCTCCTTCTGTTCTAACATAAAATACAATGTTATTTACCCAAAAAATCTATAAAACACTATCTTGAATAAACTATTACTATAATTCGGGTTCGGACGGCTGCGGCACACGTTTTGGACTAGGTGCAGGTGAAATCCTACTGACTACTGAGCTTTGTCCTTTGCTCATCCAAGCAGTGACACCCATATAGGCACCTACTACTCCGGCTTGTGCAATATAAAATAATCCTAGTAGATCTGCCAGTGCTTCGACTCTGCTGTCGGATATAACAGGGCTGAATAGCAGAACAGTAAAAACGATCATAGAAATAATAGCTACCCAGGCCATTCTACGTTGGCTGTCTGCTTTTTCTTCTCTAAGTTCCAGTTCTAGTAAACGATCGCTAGCTTCGATATCTCTACGCCCGATTTTGCCATCATTGTCAGTGTCGAATACTGGACTCATTTTACTTCATCGAATATTTGCTTCTGCGCATTATACCACTCGATCCAGCCATCGACTTTGATTTTACATTCGTGATATTGTGCGTAGTTGTCAGCAACAACACCGATAACTTTTGATAGTTGTTCTGTGCCCGGTTCCACGGTCTTTAATGCAGGACAAGCCTTCATCAGTTCTTCCGGAACGCCTGGAAATGTTCTTTTGACTGGTGCTGTGGTTCCCAGACAGCCTGCTAATAAAAACGCCGGAAGAATTAAAATTAATCGTTTCATTTCTTTTCTTCCTTTAGCTGTCCAGTAGCTGCCATATTAAGTATATCGATAGCTTCTGGTGCGACTTTACATTGTGCATCGATTACCCTTTCTTTCTCAACAATAATATTCTTAACTACTTCCTGCACTACTTTTACTTCTTTGATTTTTTCCACTATCTTAGTTCGTATCTCTATATTCTTTTCTTTAGATTTCTGTTCAGCAATGGCTACTTTTTCTTCTAATTCACGAACACGCTCACGCCATACCATTTCTGTGCCATAGCTGCCGAACACATAAGCACCGACAGTGAGAAAAATTATTCCTAATATTTCTGCAGGAAATTTATATTGACTTAGTAATGGCAACCAGCGAACAATTTTGCTGATAATGTATAATCCAACTCCTACTGCTACCAGTGCATAGCTTACCCATACAAAGAATGTATCGGGAATAAAACTCAGCATCCAGCTAGTAAGCCACATTGTTAATGCGCTCCAAAGATATGCAGTGCGTGATTATAATGTTTCTGTCTATCTTCTAAACCAATAGTACCACCGTTAATACGTTTGGTCAGTGTTAGGATATCTCCTTTGTCGGCCCACTGATTGAGATTATTTTGTTCCCAGAAGAAACAGGCTGATTGCACAGCACCTTCAAATGTCTGTAGGTATTCACTGGCTTCTTCTACCGGGATGTCTAACGAAGCAGCAAAAAATGTGTAATTGTCTTTCCCAGTCAGCTGAATTAAACCTCTACCGCAATATCTCCAACCATCGCCGCTGGCTTCATCCCCATTGCCCATACGATTTGCATAGACTCTGTTGGCGATTTTTTCTGGCTTATTGGCATAGGCCGCAGCAGTAGCATCGTCCGGAAAGTACTTAGGAAACACTTTACGCAGGCTAGGTGCTTTGTAGTTTAGGTTTTCTTTTAAGAAAATAAAACCACCGCTTTCGTGAGCGCATTGTGCTAAGAAAGCTGCTACACGTTGTGGTGTGTTAATTTGATACTCTGGAAGTATTTCTGACACAGCTTTGTACCAATTATCCAAATATGGATTCTTCGGAATCATTTCTTTAAGTTGATCTTTGGTAAAGTTGAATGTAAAACTCATTAGTCTATCCTTTTAAGTAACATGGCCTGACCTTTGTTATCGAACAAAAAGTTCTCGCCAATTTTGGTAATATTGTAATCCCCTAATACTTTAGTTAACCAAAAAACTTCGCTGGTTGATTCTTGATCTACTGTAATAGTATCTTCTGTGTTTTCTAAAATGTTCTTGGTGTCATCTTCGCCTATTATTTTTAATTTAATAACTTTGTCAAAAGGTTTTTTAATAGTGATAATATCATTTTCTAAACTTAGATCGTCCATAAGGGTTTTGCTGAAGAATCGTTTGATGCTTTCGGTTTTTACTCTGTTCATGAAACCTTCGTAGGCCATTGGAGTTTCTGGAACGATTTTTCTTAACATTTCTTGATTAGCTTCGTGTACAGTTGATTCTTTGTGGTATTTGAATTTCCACTTATCGTTACCTGTGAGTTTATTAATACCGTGAGTTAGTTCTTTGATATTTTCTGATAGTTTTTCGTTTCTTGAAAGTTCTATAAAAACAAAGTATTCGCCTTGATCATTTTCTCCAGAACTTACATCTGCATCCAAAACAAAACCATAACCCTTTTCTACAAATTCCATTAGATCTTTTGCCGGTGCCCGATCTTTAACTTTAAAAGATAATACGCAGACATCTCGATCCTCACCCATTTTTGATCTATATGTGTCTATATCAAAAATAGGATGTACTAGATTAAGTAGATCTTCTGATCTCAATCCCTCATTAAGCTGCTGGTTGTTCTGCATTAGACTGATCCTGTACTTGAGTTTCTGATGCATCGACGTTGTTATTGACAGCACCAAATTGATTTATGATATCTTCAACTTTATTTTTGTCAAGATTTTTATAACCTCGATTAATGTCTTGCATTAATTTTTTAGGCATCAAAATTTTAACTAGCCAAATGTCTTCGATATCGATTTTACCTTTGCGTGTTCCTGATCTGATATCGTCTGGATTTTTTATTTTCCTTACTTTTTTTAATGTTGATTCTGCAAATTTAACCTTGCATCCATAATCTAATAATCTAAGACCACCCTTAGGTTCTGGCATTTTATCTCTAGGCCACATAAATGTGCATTCGACAAAATATCTGTGCTCCTTGGGACCTGCTACTAATTGCCCATCTAACCAATTATCGTAAACATAGGTATCTAATTCGTCGATTACACGTTCAAAATCTTTGAGTAAGTTTAAGCTATTATTAGAACCGTAAATTTGTTCTACATTGCTTATAATGTCTTTTATATCTGCCATGGAGTTCTCCCAATGTATTTATTCCGCCTAAAACTTAAACATAACTTATAATAAAATTGGCTTCGAGTTAAATAAGTTTGTGCTCGGTACGGGCACAACGGTTAAAGGTCCGTGCCTAGCACTTATAAAGGAGGGCTAACCTTATATGAAGCGTAAAAGAGCAGCAGTACTGAAAGCTACTAATTATCAAGAAGAGTCTAATGTAATAAAGCTAGTAGACAAAAACTATCAAAAACGTCCGAAAGTCCAACTATACCCTAAAAATCTTAATCAAGAAAATTACCTGTTAAAACTTAACAATGAGCAAAAGATGATTATTTTTGCCATTGGCCCAGCAGGCACGGGTAAAACTATGTTGGCTGTACAGTGGGCGATTGATCAGTTGAAATACGGATCAACTACTAAAATTATCATAACTAGACCAGCTGTTTCAGTAGATGAGCAACACGGGTTCCTGCCAGGTGATCTCCAACAAAAAATGGAGCCTTGGACTAAACCTATAATGGATGTGTTTGCCGAAAACTATAATGCTAGAGAAATTACTAACATGATAACAGAGGGGGTGATTGAAACCAGTCCTCTAGCATATATGAGAGGTCGAACATTTAAAAATGCTGTAATTATTGCAGATGAGATGCAGAACGCTACACCTAGTCAAATGAAAATGCTGCTTACTAGGTTAGGTCAAGGTTCTAAGATGATTGTTACTGGAGATTTGCAACAGGCAGACCGTCCTTCAAATAACGGACTGCTCGAATTCCTTGGGTTGTATAACAACTTTGCAAATCACAGATATGTAGATATCTGTCACTTTACAGTAGGTGATGTTGAACGCCACGAGGCGGTTAAGGAGATTCTAGCAATATACGGAGATAATTAATCGTTAGGGAGGTAGGGGATCAATTGATCCCCTAACAACCGTTTATAGAATTCTAACATATCATCGAATCCTGCCTGAGGATTAATAGAATTCATGACACATTTTTTCTCTTTGAAATCGAGAATGACTTTGGCAGTTTGATAGTGTCGAGTTTTTAAACTATTTTTAAAATCAGTGATCTCGTCCCATTTACCGTTGGGTTTCTGTATATAAGAAACGATCATGTATCTGTACTTCATTCTTCTAACAACGGCAACTTATTAGGTTTACCATTCCATTGTTCTGCATCGGGCAAAGCAGATTTTCTTTTAGTTATGTTAGGCCATTTAGAACTTAATCGACGATTTAGATCAGTCCAGAACACCACATCGATATTTTGGTCGTTGTCGGGAACAATGGCATCAACTGGACATTCAGGCACACACACTGCACAGTCGATACATTCGTCGGGATTAATCACTAGGAAATTAGGACCTTCGTAAAAACAATCAACTGGGCAGACTTCTACACAATCGGTATGTTTACATTTAATACAGTTTTCTGTAACCAAATAACTCATTATACTATCCTTGCAAGTTTGACTAGAGTAGCAGATAAATTTATTTCTGGATCAACTATGAGAGTGTGATCCACTAACCCTTGTTTAATAATCAATATAGCTTTATCTTGATTTTCTTCTGAACCAAAAATATCTAAGTTGTTATACAACCAAACAAAAACTTCCTCCATTTCTTCCGCCCTTAACTTACCGCAGAGCATTTTTCTCGCCTCATTGATTTTACCATCCTTGAATAATTTAACCATATCAAACTTCCAGTCGGCTTCGCCTGCATCTCCTTTGTTTGGTGCAGCCAATTTATTATCCTGGACGTTTTGTTGTATAAGATTAATACACTTTCGAAGATCGGGGTAAGTTACCTTGACATAATCGTCTAGCGTGTCAAGATCGAACTCCACAGCCTCTTCAACAAGAACAGTAGCAACACGAGCGGTAAACTCAGTAAGATCCGTTCGCTCAACGTGAAATCCTTGACATCGTGAGTGTATAGCAGGGATAATACGATTAGGGTAGTTACAGGTGAGGATGAAACGAGAAGTTGCATGATACTCTTCCATGACCCCACGTAACGCCGCTTGAGCGTTCGGACTAAGATAATCAGCTTCATCTAATAGCACCACCTTAAAAGGTCCAAACGGAATCATCTGGACAAAGTTTGTAATTTTATCTCGGACATCGTCGACTGAGTTAGTACGCGATGCGTTGATTTCTAGGACATCGTAATCTTCGATGCCTAATTCTTGTATAAGAATTTTAGCAAGAGTTGTTTTGCCTATGCCCGCAGACCCACTGAGCAATAGATGAGGGATACTTTTATCTTTGATCCAAGTTTCTATTTGTTTGCGCTGATGTTCGTCTCTGAACACATAACCATTAATTGTTTTTGGCCTGTATTTCTCTACCCATAATTCTTTCATTATTTTCCTCTGTGTCTTTTGCCCATTCGCCTTCGATCATAAAACAAGGTTCTGGTGGTTCGTGATAGTCTTCGTCATTCATACTAGTTCTTCTACAATGCCTAATACTTCGGCCACGATAATCAAAGATCCTCCGATAATCAAGTTTCCGAAACAGATATTGGCACCTGCTAGGATTCGAAATCCGCTTTTTACTAGACTGACGTAAAAATGTCCTTTACTTGTATCTTTGGGTTGTATATTCATTGTTTGTCCTTGACATTTCTATTGGTGTATTCGGAATTAGGATCAATGATTTTATATAAGTTGAAAGGTTTCCAGTACCTGTGTAATAAATTATTAATTATAATAACAGCTACAAACCAAACAATTAATCCTAACATTGCTAAAATGCTGCTGGCTAAAAATACAGCAGCTACGTCCATATTCATTGTTTCAATCCTTTTTCTACTTCAGCGGCCACTACACGATTCCGTAGTTCTGTTGTTGAAAAGGAATGCTCCCGCCTATTAAAGTAAAACTCCATACCCTTGTTGATACATTCCCATTTGCCAGTAAATTCTTTTTCGGCATATTCATCTCCTAATATTCTAACATTGATAGGATAAGAAAGCAAGATATCTACCAGATCTTTTTCTGTAGCATAGGGAATAACTTCATCTACATATTTGCAGGCCTTGACCTGAACAAATCTTTCAAAGACACTTTGTACGGGTTTGTTTTTTTCTGTTGGACGATCAATAGTCGGATCAGTCTGTAATCCTACGATAAGATAATCGCATTGTTTTTTGGCTTCCTCTAACATCAGAAGATGTCCGGCGTGGAACAAATCAAATGTTGAGCAGGTAAATCCGATCTTCACAATACATCCATTTCCGGAGATATCCATCCGTTACCGTTAGATTTAGAAACGAAAGACTTTAAATTAGGTGCTTCCCAACCTAGAGGTTTAAGAACTTTACCATCTTCACGTTTACGAACCTTACCAGTTTCTCGATCAATCTTGGCAAAGTTGGTTCGCATAACTTCTTTCCAAGCACCTTCGGCATCTGCACCCATACTATGGATAGTGCCAATGGTAACAACAAGAATATCTATCAGAGCATCTAAAGTTTCTACACTGTCGTTGTTATCAATTGCAACAGCCAATTCTCTAGTTTCTTCTTGAATAAGTTTAAGATACATATTGAATTGAGATTGATTAAATGTGTCTGTGCTTTGATCACAGGCTTTCATAAATTTTTCTTGATCTCTAAAAGCATTGGTCATTTCGTTTCCTTAGGACTTTAGAATGTTAATAATACGTTTTTTTTCCTGTTCTTGCAACCAGTCTTTTTCCAACTGACCGAAATCGGGTGCATCGATTATTGATTGATCTACGATATTCTTAAGAATGTATAATTCTTTTTTGAATTCAAAAGAAGCAAAACCGTCGTTATATGGACTGCTACATTCTCTTGAAAGGGAGTGGATCTGATTGACTATATCAGCCAAATCCCAATTTTTTTTGAAACCCATTACCTTACAAAATCGTCTGGTCGTATAGTAGCTGTTGAACCGTGACCAAATTCTTGTCCGATATATGCATCGTTTGGCCTTTCATCTGAGACTGCTAAGATGCTGGATACTTCGACTTTTTGAATTTCTTTATCACTGTCTCCGTCGTTGATTTTAATTTTACGAGTCCAACGACCGTGCTCTATAAGAATCCATTGACCTTCTTTTATATCTCGCTGTTTAGGACCTACTTTGTATACTTTCCCCCATCTAGGTTTAACACCGTGTGCTTTACCATCGTCACTTAGAATAACGATTCCGCCTTTGGTAACCTGTTCTCCTAGATCCATGTCTGTGATAATAACATCATCATTTAAGGCACGAATCTGTATATGTTTTACATCGTAGGTAGTAGCCATAATTACCTCTTGTTACCCCGAGAACCTAATTCTTCTTTGATAGCTCTAGGATTATTTTTATAGTAATCTTGTAGTATCTCTTCTCTGGTTTTAACTACTTTGCCCCCTGTGCCAATGATATCACCTCTTGCATTCATTTTTGCATTGCCAACAGCAGGTTCTTTTTCATTTTTAAGAGCCAACTTTTCTAAATCAACTTCCTTACCTCTCATACTTGTGTATGTTTTACCCATTTTTAGTCTCCTTAAAAAATTCCTCTATAGGTAGATTATATTTAACACTATCTATTTTATGAACTCCTAGTAAAAAGAGTACATAGCTGGCAACTGAGCTGCCCCTACCGACACCCCAAACTACATTGTTTGACCTTAGTGTATCAACAATGTACTTAACTGTTTTAAGAACAGGTAGAAAATTATTTTGTTTATAAAGTTCCAATTCTTCTACTAATCTGCTATAATTTTCTTCCGGACACTGATTAACTAAAAATTCTTCAATATCCAAATCTTTATACTCTTGAGGTATAAACCAATTCGTTTGATAAATTGTAGTAGGGGGTATTGGATAATCTAAATGTTCTTGATATACACGATCGATATATTGATCTAGATCGTCAGAACAAAGGCAATGTTCCAAAATGTCTGGTCCATATTTTAGTACGCCTTTTATCAGTTGGTCGCTGGTATTAGTTTCAGTCCACATTAATCAGTTGATCCAAATCAGTATCATTTTGTCCTTGACTTTTTCGAAGATATCTTTTAGACATTTCTTCTTTATATATTGTAACAAATGTACCTAGTTGTGTCAACAGTTCAGGTTTACCTAATCTTACCGCTGCGTGATATTTTTTGGTGACTTCAAACAGTTTGGATTCTACTTCGGAATCTTTAAGATGAGATAAATCACCGACAAAAGGATGAAGCATATTAACTGAAATTGCCTAGATAGTTCAAGAAAATATTATCAGAATCGTGTTGCCAAACTTCAATGATCACAGGATTAGTTTTAGATGTTAGGGTAATCTGCGGACTAGCACCAACTACTGGAAAAGTAGAATTTTTCTTGAATACTGTACCACCTTCTGTGGTAAAGGTAATTGTTTTGTTTTCTGTAGCTGCTGTATCTAGATATATTTCTAAGATTATTTTACCAACTCCTGACACTACATTAATATCGGGATCATCTAAAGTTGGGAAATTTCTAAATACTAGATTTGAACTTTCTTGTATTCTAATAATTTGATATTGGCCCTGCTCAAAATCTATCTCTCTGTTGGCTGAAGTTACAACTATTTGTCTTTTTCTTGTAATGAAATTTTGTGTGTAAGCTTCATTTAATAATTTATAATTGAAACTGTTATCGGTATCTGTTTTAGCTGTGTTTTCCAGCAAATCAGTTAATTCTCTATTGGCTTCATAAAGGCCGTTATAAATGGTATCAAAGTTATCTCTAAATGTTTGTGTGTCATTATCCTGTCCTGCTACAGGAAAATTTACATCAATATTATAAACGACTCTGCTAGTTGATAGTCTTTCTGTCATGGTAATTTTTCTCCGCGTTGTGGGAACGCAAGGTATTTATTCTCTATTTCACCCTCTAAAACGTCAATTAGATAACGATCAGCAGTGAAATCTATCTTTTTAAAATCAAATCCGTTGGCCTTAATTCTACTGATTATATAGTCACCTTTACCTGATTTAGCATAACAAAGCACCAGAGCTTTGGTATATCCTAATTCTACAGGAGATGTGATTTGGGTAGATCTCATCCAAAGAGGTAAAAAATCTCTGTCTCTATCCCCAATAGATTTTATTCTCTTTCGCATATTTTTTATTGAGTTTGGAAATACACGCTGATGATCGCTGTCGCTGGCAAATGGTATATCACTGTCTACTTTAATAGCATCATAGCTGACGATTACTTTACTGTTTATGTTGTCGGGCAAACTAATCGTATCACTGATGCTTACACCGTTTTCTTCAAATTCGTCTACGATTTCAACATACACAGCTTCGTAAACGATTTCTTGAGTTATAGGATCTTTAGCCAGTGCTTTTTTAATTTCACCGAATCTAATCTGTTTTCTATAATGATTTCTACTCATCGCCTGTACAAATTTTACAGCATCAACGCTTTCTATTCCTGAAAACACTAAAACTTTTATTTCCGATTGGACCCCGTAATTTGAATCACCATATCTATAAATATCTTCTATTTTGAAAATATTCGCGTCAGTGATAAAGTTAAACCAGTTTAATCTATTTGATTTAGATTGTAGAGCCACCATATACAGATTAGCGAAAGTTTTTTGATTATCAGTTACTACTGTAATAGAAAATTCTTTTATAGATTCAGCATAGTTAGCCGTATCTCTGGCTTTTACATTGAAAATAAATTTTTTATCAAATGACGTATTCTCGTCATCGAACGTAGTGGTGTATGCACGAGATCCGGTAGAACTGTCTTCGTTAGCGTTTATACTATCAGTACGCTCATAAAATCTAGTAAGACCATCGATACCGTTACTTAGATCTCCAAATTGTCTTACTTTGCCTACGATCAGGCCCGTGCCTAATAAACTTAATCCCGGTGGTAAATTACCGTTGACTAATTCGTACACAGGAAAATTTCCGTAGAGTAAGCTATTAGCTACCAGTTGTTTTCTGCTAGGTTGATTGGGTTTAATAGTTCCTAGATCACTGTCACTGAGCCATTCGATAGCACTTTCTATCTCGCCTATGATATCTATAGTGAAAGTTTTTTCTGCGGTGGAAACTCCTAATCTCCAATAATCAGTTGATGCATCGGGAATTTGATTTTGATTATCTGCGATAGCAACATAGATGAATCCTTCATATCTCACAGATTCGCCTTCGAAATATGTAGACGTTCCGTTCCAGTCACCTCTTAGAGTAGATTCGGTAAGGTCTGCAGGAAAGTTCACAGCGATCATTGTGAACTTGTAATTTTTTGTAACAGCAGATTGATAAGGTACCTTTCCGGCTAGATCTCCTGTTAGACTATCTAAGGTCAGTCCCGGAGGAAACACACTGTTAGTTTCTTTTTCTATGACTTCCCAATAGGAAGTATTGGGGGCTGTAAATTTGCCTAACTGTGTGTTTATCAGTGTGTTTGACCAATACGAACCTTCTACCGGGTTTTGATTTATATGATTCGAAACGCAGACCCAGGTTAACCTGTTATAGATTACCGCATCTCCAACTTTGTAATTAATAGAAGATGACCAATTTCCTCTTAAGCTGTAAGTAAATTTTGGCAATATTCCCGATATTTCATATTTGCCGTCGACTGTGATTTCGCCTGTTTCTTTTAATTTGTAACTACCTGGATTTGTATTAGATTTATAATAAACTATAGTACCAGTAAATTCAGTAGGATCATAGACATCTAAAAATATAGTCAAGTAATTATTAGCCCTTCTGCGACCTAAATAACCAGGAGTGATCCATTGCGGAACCCTATCACCTGCAGAATCAGCTCTAAATAGATTAGTATCTACTTGCACAATGCTGTTATCTGCTCTAAGAAATTCTTCAGTGACTACATAAATTTTAAAGAGTCTTCGAATTTCATTTCTGCCATCAGTGGCAGCAACCACAAAAGCATAAGGTCGGCTAAGACGTCTAGGAGCTCTAACGGGTTCATTGTAATCGAAAGTCACAGCATCATAAAAATAACTGTCAAAACCATTCGATCTAGCCTGTGGCACGTCTAATGGTAATACATCAAATGCACTGGTATCGTACGCACCTGTTGGATTTTCACTGTACTCTACGGCAAATATTGGATCAGTAAATCCGTAGATCCTTCCCTGAGCAGTTAATGTTAGTCCCGGAGGAAGCTCTCCGCCGTTAGGCACAAGATAATATTCTAATGTATCGCCTGCTATCTCATCTGTATCTCTAGCTTCTAATTGGAAATCTATATAACTGTTGTCGAGGGCATAATAGGCTTCACCTTGACCAACTTGTAAAAACCCCTCTTCGGTGATCCAGCGCGGTGCGTCTGATCCGTCTATGGATATAGAAAATGTTCGATCTTCTAGATCAGACGAATCCCTTGCTCTAATCACAAATCTGCTCTCAGTAAATTTTCTTACCTCAGTAGGGGTACCAACGATAGCAGATCCGCTGAGCCTTAGACCACGGGGTAATGCTCCTGAAATTAATTCAAAACTTACAGGACTACTATCCGATGATGCTTGTAGTTGAACAGTGATAGTCTGACGCTCTTGATAGGTTCCTAAACTACCAGCTGCCGTTGTCCAGGATATAGTCATTGATACTCCTTAGATCAACGGTGTCGTAACCGTTCCAAAATTTATAGATATTCTACTTGGTACTGTGATTAATCCAAAGTCAATGTTTGACGCAGATAAATTGAATTGTACTACACTATCGTAATCATTGGATAACGGTCCAAAATCAACATTTGTTAAAATATTAGTTATTGGCAAATCTGTATCTATAGTAATTACATTATTGCTTGAAGTAACCGTTAAATTATTACCTCCTTGCATAGTCAATACAGTATTTGCTGATACACTAGTGCCGCTAGGAACCGCAGATGCAATCCCACTTTCAGTTATAATCTTAGTGAACGCATCAGGAGTATTATTTGATATTACAACAGTGTCAGTAGTTGAAGACAGCAAAATTTTATTATTGCCAGCTACTAGTTTTTTAAATTCTAAGTCAAGACCGTTTTTTTGTTTGAAGATTCCTTCGCCGTTCACAGTTTCAGGAACATTCTTACCGCTTACTGATAATTCAGAATCTAACGCTGTAAAATTAGCATTTACTTTTTGAAACGCGGTGCGTAGGTCATCACCTAGTCCGTCATTTACAAGGTTACCTATGTTTATCGTTTGTATGGCCATATCGCGCTCTCTTTATTGTATATTTACCGTTAGGGCACCAACAGCAATTTAGTGAATCCCGCGCCTACTGCCGCAGTATTTGATCCACCGTAGGGATTCGCTGAAGATTCTGCGGTCAGTGCTGATGTTGGTGTTGTAAAATTACCTGTGTAGACCGCCAGCCCTTTTACGAATCTAAAGTTAGTGATATAGCCTACCCAGGCAGCATTAGTGGCAGGAGTATTGGTATTACCGATATATAATGCAGTAGTATTATCTGTGATATTATTAGTGTCCGCGAAACTGCTGCCTCTCAGTGTACCGTCCCTATACACACGGGTAGTTCCACTCTGGCGGACCACGGCCCAGTGATACCAAGTGTTGATCGATGTCGACGACGCAGAACTGTAGCGGAAACTGTCGTTGGCCCAATAATAGAATGTCGATGATTCTATGCTGACACCTATTTTGATCGTGGGATAATTGCCTACGGTCCACGCTCGTTGGAACTGGCTGGTATTGGTCTGATAGCCAAACCATTCTACGGTAAAATCGCCTGTGCCCACGGCCCAATCATTGCTGCCAGGAAAACTGATATATGAATTTACATTGCTTGAAAAACTATAACTGTTGCCACCGCCCGCGAATGGACTCTGGGCTACCACAGTTACAGCAGATCCAGTGGTCTGAGAGGGATTGGCAAAAGGCGGTGCTGCGGCTATGACTCGCCTACGACCAAACTTGCTGACTCCCGTGAAACTGCTGAGCATATTAGAATCCTGTGAGTTGGCCCAGCACAGTATATAGGCCATCATTTATTATGCTGAATGTCACAACATCGATCCTGCTGTTGCTAGGTGTTGGCGTAGTGTTGCCCTGCCACACATGCGGCACACCATTTCCGTCTATCTGCACCGCTGAAGGATAATAGCCAGTGGCTCCTTGTTCTATAACTATCGTGATTGCTGTAGCATAACCATTTGCGAGGCTTAGATTAGTAAGGTTTACGGTCCAGTTAGCCTGTGGTGTTATATGATAGAATATGTGTCCCGCTGAACAATCGTGTGTTACCACGCCACCGGCGACACTATTTTTAGTCTGTAACTTTTCGTGTACACCGTCTTCTATTTTAAGTATACCTGTAGTAATATTACCAGCAGTTAAAAGGTTAGTTGCCGAGTTAAAAGTTAAATCAACATCTGCTCTTAGTATTTCTTCACCGTCTCTATTCTCAACGAAAGTTATAGAATAGTTTGTGTCAATGCCGTTGGTGTTTGTGATATCAACCGTGGCCGCATTACCAGCGAATGCTGTGGTCTGCACCGTGCCGTCTGGGAATGCGAGATCACCATCTTCACCAAACTGCCATCTACGCAGAGTGGAATCTGATAAGTTGATATCTATGTTGATAGCACCTTCGCTGCGGATAGCACCTGGTAAAGTTAGTCCGCCGTCAATGTTGAACAGCCAAGATTTCGTGCTGCCTTCCGAATCTGTGGACTGCAATGCTATGCCTCGATTATTGGCTCCTTGTAGCGTAAAATATGTGTCTAACTCTGGAGATGGATTGTAAGTCTGTGCTGTGCCAGCACTGTCTACGATTATAGTGGCAAATGTTGGTGAACCTGTGGTCGACAGTTCAATGTCCTGGTCAGTGACTGTACCAGTCCAGGCTGTGGTTTGTGTTGTATTATCGGGGAATCGTAGGTCACCATCCTCACCAAATCGCCACCTACGCAGAGTTGAGTCTGATAAGTTAATATCGATGTTGATAGCATCTTCGCTGCGGATAGCACCACCTAAGGTTATATCACCTGCCACTGACAAGGATACATTTTGTATAGTCACAAGATTATTTTCAATAACTAGATTGTTGTAACCTCCAATAGTGAAATTGATCTGCGAAGCAAGACCATTTATGTTTTCTACATCCACATTTTGGCTGTTAACATTGACAAAATTTCCTACTGCCACTGTGAGTTCTGTGGCATAAATCTTATTATCTACTGCATCTATCATCAATGTGCTGTCATCAGCAAATACTGATCCTTTGAAATCA